ACACCTTAGGGCTTGTATCTCCTTAAGGGCCGCCTTTATCTCCTTCTTGTAGACCTCCATAGCCGGGTAATTGCTAGCTGGTATATATGCGATAACATCAAGGACCCTCTGGCCTGTCCTGTTGCTTCCAACGGATGGAATCTGATTCCCCTCGATTACCACACAATACCTGGTAGTGCATTCCCCTGTATGGATTCCAGGAGGATAAGGGTTTAGGCTATGTTCCTTTAATTTGTCATATACGGTTTTCCACATATCAAATCACCTTCTTGTAAGCCCTTAATACCTCAGGGGCATTCTTTTGTATGGTCGGGTAGAGTATCGCATATCTCTTGTCATTAGCCAGCTCAAGCCATACGGAATAATCCATGTTGCCGGATAGGGTGATTACAAGCTTTCTGTTTTTCCATCCAAAGCTGCCCTGGATTGAGTTTCTGGCATTGGATGTCCTATCTGTCCATGGTGCGTTTCTCTTGGCATCAGCCTCCATCTTCTTGGCCGCTGTATCTGCGAACAATCCAAGGGCTGCCTGTGCCTTCATGTAGGTCTTAGCAGCTGAGAATGTTGACTTGGTCTTGTTATGCCTAAACATATGAAACAGCCTCCAATTCAACCTGCTTACATATGTCGTAGAAGTTGTTGACAAAAGCAACCTTGAAGCTGGTCCCATCAGCTGTGAATGTGTCTCCACGCTTGATGTCTGCATCTCCACTTGCTAACAGCTTCCATGCTCCGCCTGCTGCATAGCCGACAATCATCCCTGAAGTGTCAATGATTTCCCTGTTTGACCGTTTCTTATAAATCATTACAGACAGGTCAAATGGGTCAAGGTCAACAGTGGTTGTTCCACCATAGCCATTGTCCTGCTCCTCTGTGCGCTGTATGGTGATGATTGTTGGGTTGTGGGCTATCATGTCACCAATGTATTTTTTGTAGTAATCACTCCCTACCATCAGCTCTCACCACCGTTCCTGTCATGCTTTGCCTATACTGGAATGCAAGGGTCATAAAATGGTTTTTAGGTGAAGGAATCTCCACATCCCCAAGCTTTATACCTGGGATGTCCGCCTTTTTAAGAAGTAGCTCCCTTATAAGCGCCCTGTAACCATCCTCATCAACAACACCTTCCAACCTGCTAGCGAGGTATTGGTCTGTATAATATGGGTAGTTGTCCTCATCCAGTTTGTCTCTTAGATCCATCAAGTCCATGCTACTCACCCCTTAAGGCTTCGATAAGCTCATCCTTCTTCATTGAGCTGTAACCATCTATCTCCTGTTCTTTTGCCATATCCTTAAGCTCAAGAACGGTGAATTGCTCAAGGTCCTTCTGCTCAACTACTTCCTCTATCACTTCAACAGGCTCAGGCTTGATTTTAGCCTCAACCTTAAGTGGTTTCTTTGTTTCCTCTTGTTTCTGGTGGTATCTCCTTAGTAGCATTGATTCACCTCTTTCCTATAAAAGAAAAGACGGAGGGAATCCCCCGTCTATGCTTTTGTCTTAAGTTTTACAACTTTGCTATCGTCTGCCAATTCAGCTACATAATACTCAGATGCAGCTATAACAGTTGTTCTCTTAAGGATGTCTCTGTCATCCTCGATATTTGCTCTTTCCTTCAGGTAGATAGCAAGAGCACCAGGCTTAACAACAAAGTTGTCATACACATGGCTTGTTACCTCATAGTAGGTAGCAATATCTGCAACATTCGGTACCGCAACTGCTGTATATACTCCCGCTGCTTCTGTGTAGTAAGTTTTTCCAGCGTCAATAGCCACGTCAGCAGTGATTGTATATACTGGGTTCTTCTTGATTTTACTAGCTGCCACAACCTGGCATCCTGCAATTTCGCCAATAACTCCGGACATAAATGCATTAGGTACGTTGTCGATGAAGTCCTGGTCTTTTCTTAGGGTTCCCTTTTGAAGTGGGTGGATAAGCAGTATCTTAGGCTCATCATCCTCTTCCTCGAATTTATCAACAGCGTTGACGATTGAATCATATCCAATTACAGCAGCGCTACCGTCATATTCAAGGGTTGCCTCTCCAAGGGCAGCCAGACAATCGCTGTCTACCTTGTCATTTATGGACTTGATTATTTGAGTGTTAGCCTCTCCGATTGGGTCGCCATACCCAGAGTTTACAGCCTTGTCGGTAATCTCTACCGCTTTACCTGCCTCTTTAATGGTTGCAGTTGCAGTAGTAGTCTCAAGAACAACTGTTCCCATTGCTACTCCCTCAGTAAGGTCATCAGCTTCACCGATGTACTTAAATTGTGGAATGGTAATTGTGTCTCCTGCCTGTCCCACAAGGGTTGTGTCAACATTTGCAAGTGGTGCAAATCTCAATTTTGCAGGTAGAGCAGCTGAAATCATGTCAGCCATAACCTCAGGGTTTACCATGTTTGTCAGTTTTGTTTCTCCTGCTGCGTGAAACTGTAGATTAAGTGGCATTGAAAATATTGATTTTGTCATTTTCATCTCTCCTTTATTATCCTTTTAACTCGTAGTATAGGTTAGGGTTCTCTGTGAAGAGCTTATTTCTTTCTGTATAACCCATTTTGTTAAACTCTTCCTTTGTGATAGCCTGCCTATTCTTCCTTTGGCCACCTCCCAAGCTTCCGCCTGTTCCTGGTGGTGGTGTCTCCTCAAACAGATATGGGTCGGATTCTTTTAGTGCTGTGATAGCCGCCTCCATATCCTTGTCAATGTTCTTGCTTGTCTTTAAGCTTTCCATGTCAAGTAACGCCTTGGCAGCCTTTATGTTCTTGGCTCCCCTCAGTGCGCTCTCAATGCTATGCTCAAGCTTAAGGGCCTCAATTTGGGCCTGTGCATCCTTCTCAGCCTGCTCATACTTTGTCTTGTAATCATCAGCAGCCTTCTTGATGGCTTCAACATCCATCTCCTTGAAGGATTCTATTTCCTTGTTGGCATCAACAAGTTGCTTCTTTGTGCTTGCAAGCTCTGTTTCCTTGGCCTTTACGTCACTTTTAAACTTTTCAATGTCTCTTCCGTTCTCTGCCATTATCTTTTCAATGGCTTCATCCTCAAGTCCTAAACCTTTAAGAAATTCTCTATTCATAATTCCCTCCTATATCTACGCTTTTATTCGTGGTCGCTTCACGTGATTTGTCAATGTATCGTCATGACCTACGTATTTGAACAGTTTAAAGCCTTATTCAGGGCATGAAAAAACCACCCTTTCGAGTGGTCATGTAATAAGTATGAATAAGTCTATTTCACCTGTTCACCTCCTGTATTAAGTTTTATAAGTCATCTTCATCCTCAAAGTCCACATAATCATCATAGAAATAATCAGGCTCCCCAGGTTGCCATCTAAGCCTGCACATATCAATCACATAATTCTTAACTATATCGTGGGCCCTTTCCTCATCCATAGAGGCATCTAACAGGCTCTTATACATGGCCTCTGCTGTCAAGGCGACCTCTTCCATTAAGTATTCCCTTAAATCCCTTAAAGCGTGTCTTATGTCCTCAGCCTCCATAATCTTTTCAGCTTCTTCTATAAGGTTCTTTTTCATAGGCCCACCTCCTCATATGCTTTTTACCCTCTACAATGGTTTTGTAGCAAAATATTCTCCATAATCTTCATACCATGAATCAAGTGTTGGGTTATAGCCTCCATATATCCAAGCGTTAAGCTCTTCCGCCACATCGTCAAGGCTCTTGGGAATGTAAGGCACCATTGTACACAAACCGTTTGCGTGATCCAGTGGTACATCATCTTTAGGAAATATCTGTCCATGCCTGTCAATACAAAGTTGGCATGTCCTCCCATGAATCAAAGCACTCCTCCACTCAATGCCCTCGACAAATGGATTCATCTGTGATGATTGGATAGTAGCTGTCTGGTAGGCATGATTGATGCTGGTCCTTGCAAGTCTCATTGCGTTGTAGTCAATTACCTTAGTTTTCATGATTGGATATACCTTCGCCCAGTCAGCAGTTCTCTGTGATGGAGGCTTAACAAACTCCTCAAGATCCTCTGCCATCTTTGCAGCTGATTTCTTCTCTGCTATGCCCTGGGCTATGATGCTCTCTATATCCTTGCCATTCTGCCCTGTGGTTTGCCATATCCTGCTTGATAATGCCTTGTTGTCCTTGTATAGCCCACCTGAGATTATATCCCTTATTACATTGTCCTGGACATTGGAGAATGCTGTTGTGAAGTGATCACCTACATCAATAGCCGCCTTCTCAAACATCAGGGCCATTATCTTGCTCTGGCCTGTCGCTGCCTCCTTTGCTGCCCTTGTGGTATATACTGAAATGCTCTGGTTAAGTTGCCTGGCCAATGCTACCCTTGTCCTCTTTATCTCCTTCTGGTAGTCAGTAAGCCATCTCTTGCTAAGGGTCCTATTGCCTGCCTTTTTAACCTGCTCACTGATTGACTTGATGGCATCGTCATATATCTTAAGGACCGCCCTTTGTTGTTGAAGGGTCAGCCTTGATATATTTCTTCTGGTCTCCCTGGTGATTCTTTCATATTCATTCAAGCCTTATCACCTGCTTACTTTAACATTCTTGTCAGCTGCTAATTGATTATACTCAACTATCCAAGCAAGTGGTATTTCATATCCTCGCTTTAAAAATCTTTCTATTGCTTCTGCTATTTCTTGCATTCTATGTTCATCATGTATAAATTTAGGCTTTATCCCAATAGGTGGTTTATCTCTCATTCTACACCTCCTACTCTTCCAGTGGTTCGCCTATATCAAGGTTTAAATCCTGGGTGTATGAATCCTGAAGCATGGCCTTCTCCTTCTGGATCTGTTCAAGTTCGGTATCAATGTCAATGTCTCCGCCCCACTTCTTCATATAGCTTGACCTGCTTCTGACCTCAGCGACTACCTCCTGCATATCAATGCCCTTCTCTATATCCTCATCCTCTTGGAGTGGGAATGTGAGTTCTATATTTGTAGTAGTCTCATAGCCTGCAATCTGTCTTGCTCCATATACGTTATAGGCATCAACCATCTTAAAGATATATTCAACCATCTGCCTCAGTGCCGGACCCCACTCTGAGAAGTCCTCCTCACATACTGCCTTAAGTCCCCAATACAGGGCCTTCATGCTCTTACCTGATTGTATTACACCCTTAAGCTCCTCAAGGGACACGTTGGGTACATCCATCAGGTCATACATATCATTCTTAATCCTGCCGATTGTATCCTCAAATTTGGCCTTGTAGGAAAATCCAGATTCAAGCCTCTCCATCCTTGCCTGTCTGCCCTCTGACCCCTGTCTTACATCGGTCTGTAGGTCTATCATGGCACCAGGTGCAATCTTTATATCCTTAAGGCTCTGCTCATCTGCATCGGTTACAACATCCTGGCCAAACATTTGAAACTTCAAAGCGTCTATGTCATCGCTTGTAAGCTTGTTGTATGCGTTTTGATTATCCCACAGCTCCAACACATCAGATACTCCCTCTGTCTCCCCTGTGAGTCCTCCGTTTTGTATGATAATAACTGGGATGAAATCAAGCTCAGTGTTGTAGTCCTGATATTCAACGCTCAAAGTCTCCCCCTTGCCATTGTGGGTGGATTCGTTCAGGATGCACCTGTATTGATTTTCCCTTAACTCTACAAGTTCCCACACCTGTTTCTTTATACGCTGATTCTCTGCCTCCTGCTCATTGTTCATGGAGTAAAGAAAGACCACCTTTTCCAGCTGGTCTACATCATCAATGTTATATTGTGGGAAAAACTCCTGAGCTGGTGAGAATATTATCCTTACACCCTGCTCCTTGTGCCCCCAAAGCTTTATTGCAACCTTGCCACCTATTGAACAATCCTTCCTTGCCTTTAGAAGCTTTGCATGGAATTTGTTGTCATCAAGTATCTTGTGTAGAAGGTCCTCCTTCTCCTGTGCCTGATCCTGATAAGTGGTGGAACCCTTCTCATCCTCGTATATGCTCCTTATGTCAAAGTATGGCTCCTTGCCAAACATGAATCTTGCCCTGGTGTTTATAATCTTCTTGATGTAGTTTGTCACCTTCTGAGTGGGGACATAGTCAAGCCCGTCCGTAATGCTCCACTTCTGGTCACCTGAGTATATGGCATACATCCTGTTAATCTCACTTACCCTTTGAAGCTGGTCGCCATACACCCCTTCAAGCTCTGCCTTTAATAGCTCGTTATAGTCCATTAACTCCTTGCCCCCTTCCCTGAATAGCTGCGCTTCCTGATACTAATCTTATTTAAGACAACCTCACACACTCCCGTTGTAGCATCCGGAGCATCATCGTGTGGATTCTTGCCCTCTTTCTGGTACTCGTTCATAGCCTTGAAATACTCTGGCCATCTGTCAATCCAATTAACGGGGTAGTAGACATGATCCATTATCCAACTGGCATTTGAAAGTATCCTTGCCTTCTTGTTCTGCGACTGGTGGAACCATATCACCTTTGTCTTGTTGGTCTTGTGCTTGTTCAACAGATGACTTTCAACCTGCCTTGCAAATCCTCGACCGCCATTGTTTGACTCGACATAAGCGATGTTAACCTCATGCTCATAAAACCTCTTAGCGACCTCAACCTCTGTTTCTTCCATTGGCTTTTGCGTGTAGTATATGTCAAGGATGTAGGCTTCCTTGTTGTAAACTCCAAATATTATAGTACAAAGGAAGTCACTTCCTTCATCAGCTGTATCTGTATATGAATAAATCCCCTCAAATATGGGATTGCCTTCCTCGTCTTTTGGTATGTCCTTATATGTCTTGAAACTACTGTATAACTTACCTCGTATATCCACCGGTTCCTGGTCATAGTTTGCCCTTACAATCTCAGGTGACATTGCTGAAGCTTTTGACCTGTAACCTTTATAGCTTAACACCTCAGGACAAAGCATTTTGCCCTCTCCTAAATGCGCCTTAAGGCTTACGTGCCTGTATTTCTTTTGCTCAGCCTTGCACCATTCAAGCGCCCTACCTGCTAAATCCTTAGTGGACCATCTTGTCATGATGATTATTATCTTTCCGCCTTCCTCAAGTCTTGAAAGCATTGTATCAGTAAACCATGTCCAGTGGTTGTTGAGGACATTCGCATTGTATGCCTCACTTGAAAGCTTTATAAGGTCATCTATGATAATCACATCAGCACCAAAGCCTGTCGCTGTTCCTGTTGGTGATGTTGCAAGATAATTGTTATACCCACCCTCAAGGCTCCACAGGTTCATAGCACCATCCCCACGCTTAATTCTCACACCTGGGAATATGTCAGAATATACAATCCTGTCCTCGTCTGCCTTTTCCTCCTGGATGCCATTTCTGACATTCTTTGAAAAGTTGGTGGATAGTGTTTCGTTATAGGACCCTGTCATTATCTTTTTTGTCTTGTCTCTGCCTAGCAACCATTGGGAAAGCATAACCGCTGTTCTACTCTTGCCATGTCTGGGCGGAGCATTTAGAATCATTACATCATCGTCTGAATCAAGGAAGTCTTGAAGCTCGTTGCAAGTATTGACTAGGTAGTCTCTATCTTCAAGGTAGAAGTCATCAGCTAATAGATTGCAAAAATAAAAAAACTCACGTCTTGCGAGTTCCATCCTTGCACCTTTTTTGATTGTATCTATATCCATCATTCTTTTATCAACTTCTTAAGCTCTGCTGTTGTTAACCCCTCGAATGGATTGCTGCCCTCTATCCTTCCGCTGTGTTCTACCTTGTCAGTAAACATCCCTATATTCTTGCCTATAAGCTCAAGCGCTCTCTGTTTGTCATATAACTTAAATTTAAATGTACCCTTGTCAGTGATAGATACCTCTTGTATGGCGCT